ACTTCCGCAGTTGTCGTATTTCCTGCAAGTGCCTCGATCAAATCAGTGCTATTAGCAAAAGTTCCGCTACCATCTGTAAGGGTAGAATGTCTCACATAAACACGACCGCCATGAATTACATCAACGTCAGTTGATAAATTCCAACGTAATCGCACTAATTTTTCACTGATAGGCTCTGCTGTTAAACCAGTGACGTTTGATGGCAGTGCAGTTTTTCCCTGTGCAACAAAAGTAAGATCAGCTGATGTGGCACTTGTCTGTAAAGCCACGTTATAACTAAATACCTGTATCTCATAAGTTCCTACATCAGTATTAAATATTTCAAAGTCAGGGGAAGAAACTGTTGTTGAAACAAAGTTTCCATTATTAAATCTGTAGTTAACTTGATACTGCGTGACACCAACGATAGGTTGCCAACTAATAATTAATTTAGAAACAGCTTGATTATTTATAACAACAATTTTTTCTTCTGCTTGTAAGGAAGAAGGTGGACTTTTTAACTCATTTAGTATGGATACTGTTCTTGTGGGCAAACTAGAACCATCTTCAATAAAAGCATATTTATCATTTACATAAGAGAGTGCCGTGATTCCATAGTTTATATCGTCAATCTCCTCGACAGTTATGACTCTAAATAACTGAGACTGAACAGTATCATTTGAAATCAACCAGTTTGTATTTACATTAGGAGCTTGAGAAAAAGCACTTGATACAGTAATTGTTGCTCCAGAAACAGAAACAATATCTTTTGTCTCAACAGTTCCATCTGGCATAACAACACTTATTTTTGCATTGCCTGTAGTTGCTATGTCTGTATTTGCAGAATCATCAACAGTTATAACAGTAGTAGAGGTGACTGAAGATATTTTTCCTCCTCTTCTTAGTCCGCTTCTAACAGGATCTGCAATTTGTATGATTGCCGATGGCCTAACTACAATTCCGCTATCAATAGACGTTGTGAAACTTACTACCTCAGTTTCATTTGCCTCACTGAAAAGGATAGCCCGACCCAATCTTGCAGCTTGACCCCTAGAAGTACAAGCAAAAGCTTTTACCTGTTTAATACTTGAGCCTATTTTATTTATTAAGTTGGTATCTTCTACAACTTCAAAATCTATTTCCTTTGTATCCATATTGAAATACGATACAGAAACCACACTGTGACGTTGCTTTAAACTGCTACCAGAATAAGTAAATCCATCACTAGTTATATTGGACAAATTAAACAGGTATGAGGCTGTAGCTGGACTGTCCTGTTTAAGAGAAATAGACCCAGCAGACCAGATAGGCATACACCTCATTACACCAGCCAACTCATTTATAAGATCAAAAGCTTCTGAACTACCTTGAATATTTACATTGCATGAAAATCTAGCTTCCTGACCTCCAAATCCATCTGACACCAAAGTATTTGCAAACTTACTTGCAGTTACAAAAGAAAATAAATCAAGACTGCTGTCTGTTATATGATCCCCAAATCCATAGCGGGTATCTGTGAGAAGATCAAGTAGCACCATGGCAGGGCATGAACACCATTGAGCCGCACCCATAACTCCATTAAAAATATATCCATCGGGATAAACAATACGACCAGTATTAGCATCAACAGTTGGTGTACCAGAACCACTTGCCCCTGCCGCTGGGATTCTTACTTTTACTCCTCTAACCCTATATTTTCTTGAAGGAATAGAACTGAACTGCATTGAGTCAAGCCTGATTCCAGCGTAAGCACTATTTGGGTAAGTATTAGCATCGTCAATTATTTCACCCAAACTTGTCCAAGTGAAAGCATCTATAAGACTAGAAGATGTGCTGTCTGCAGTTACTCTTGTGACTCTTATATCAACAGGAAAAGCACCTGTCAGATTTACTCTGTAGTCTCTTTGATATGCGTCAGCACTTCTTCCTGTCACGGTGTCTGAAATAACATCTGTAAAGCCACCAGAATTATATTGAACAGATATTTTTAATTGAACTGAAGTCCCAAGCAAATCGCCTTTATCTGTTGCTCTTTGAAGTTGAGGAAATGTAATAGTGATATTTGCTGCATCAACGTTTGAATTTGTTATTTGTCGAGTAACAGGAGAAGATTGAGTCACAGTAATACCTACGGCTGTGACTGAAGAACTACTTTCAATCCCGTCAAGTTTTGTCTGATTTGCTGTTCCAAATCTAGGAGTAAAACCTACGTCTTGAAAATTAAAGTCAGTTGTTGCTGGATCAGTTGAATCAGCAGTTGATTTTAAAACAGGAGTATCATTAAGAAATACATCTTTCAGTGCAGCATTATTATATGCAGTAGTTCCCTGCGTTCTTCCCTCTTTTGAAGCAGAAGCAAAACCTTCAATTTCTCCCTCAGAAATAAGATCAAGAAAAGTAGCAAACTGCCTACTGTGTAAATTATCAGGTGTCCTAGTTGGTTGGGGTGGAGTTGGTGGTGGTGGTGCGCCTCCGCTTCCTCTGATAATTTTATTTGTCATGCCTGTACCTGTTGAGTGTCAACGGCTCCACTGATCACCACTGAGCCAGTTATGATCTCCCCATAACAAATTGGGACTGGAGTTCCAGCCCTAGAGGTATTAGATGTTCCACTAAAACCAAATGAAATTCTAGGGTCTTGCTCACTTTTAAATTCTGGCATTGCAGGTAATGGAAATAACATATCACTCACACCAGATAAGACTAATCCAGCACCTATACCAAATGCAGCTTTTGCACCAAATGCAGCTTTTCCAAATCCAATACCCTTTGCACCAAAAGAAACAGCTTTTCCTGCAAATGCACCAAATGCTCCCATACCAACCGCAATCAAGGCCGCACCAAGTAGTATCTTTCCTGTATTACCTCCAGCACCTTGTATGACAGGTACAAAATGAATATCCTGTTGTCCTATTGGATGATTTATTTCATTCTCATCTACAACATAATCACCAACTTTTACCTGATAATATTTAGGATTCATATATCTATCTATTCCT